AACGCTCCCGGCTATTATCCCGGTGGTTGTTTGGTTAATTGGTGCAGCGAAAAAAACGACAGCGAATAAAATGCAGCTTAATATAATTGCAATTAAAGCGGCCGCCGTTATTAGTGTAATTAGTTTTATAAATGTATTATTCATTATTTACCTTTCTTTTAATGTTAACGGCTTAAAATATTATATACCTTATATATATGCAATAAAAAAAATAATTAATTTTTACATGGTGGCGCACCTGTAAAAACGTTAAAAGAAAAGCCCGCCAATTTTAACCGGCTTATAATCTTACTATACATAATGTATATTATGCGCCATTTTGCTCCTCGATGGCTTACCCTTCCCTTTCATTTAAATATTTTGTAACTTCTTTAAAGTGTACCGATACCAAGAGGCTAAATGAAGCTTTTTACGGATTGGCACATAAATTTTTTCTCAAATTAGGGGGGTCATGTCAAGTCTGGATTTTTTATCCATTGAGGACGGCAATAAGCTTAGTGATGCAATCGTACTGAGCGAAGAGTTTCAAGCGAAGACAGTCATGTTGATCCAAGGACTAATGTTTAACAAAGAGTATGAGAAATACTTTAATGCTGGTAGGCGCTGGGAGTCCAGATTATCGCCCAGAGAGCGCGATGTTGTCTTAATGCGACTAAAGGGTCTATCTTTTTATTCTATCGCCGATATACTGTCATTACACCCTTCCTCGATTAAAACATACTGGCGTAGAGCGTTGGGTAAGAAGCCATCTATCTAATCCCATGTAGACTATTATTGAGTTAAGTAGAAACAAAGGAGTAAAAAATGCCTAAAGGCCCTGGAACATATGGTAAGAAGGTTGGAAGACCTAAAAAGAAGAAAAACAAAAAGAAAAACATGAAGCGCAAGTAATGGCAGCACGTATTCCTTATAAAAACTCAACTACAAAGCAATTAGAGCAACGTCAAAAGAATTTAAAGCAAATGTGGACAAAAAGACCAGATGGCGCTGGAAGAAAATCTCTTAAAGAGTACATAGACCCAGACGAAGTGCGTAAGTTAGCAGCAATCGGTGCTACACAAAAAGAGATTGCTAACTTTTTTGGAGTAAGCAGAGAGTTTGTACGACAACACTTTTCTGAGGACATTGCAAGAGGGCATGAAGATGTAAAAATGTCAATTCGTAGAGCGCAAATTAAAAACGCGGTTAATCATGGCTCTAACGCAATGCTTATATGGCTTGGTAAGCAATATCTGGGTCAAACAGACAAACAAGAAGTTGATCACAACCATCAGATGAAGGATTTATTAAAAGAAGTAGGTTACGAAGATAACCCGCGACTTGAACAAGGGGAACAAGCGCTAATTGAAAAAGGTATTGAACAAGAAGAAACTGTGGAAGAAGCTGGGTTATGAACCCTCGGCTAACCAATTAAAGTTTCACGATAGTACAGCCAGGTGGCGCGTATTGAATATGGGTCGCCGTTCTGGAAAGAGTTTTTGTGCAGCATACGAAGTGATGCCGTACTTACTAACTCCTAATACCAGAGGTTGGGTTGTATCTAAAACATACGACCTGGCAGATAAGATAACGCGAATCGTAAAAGAAGAGCTGTTCATTAAGCTGAAGTTACCTATGGCAGCTAAAAAGCAAATGGGCGGTCAACTGTTTTACGTTAAAGTAGCAGGGTTAAACTCTGAGCTATGGGTGAAGTCGGCTGAGAATACGGATCAATTGATCGGTGAAGGTTTAGATTACATGATTATAGACGAAGCCAGCAAGATACCGCAGCGAACTTGGGAGCAGTATCTTAGGCCAACGCTATCAGATAGAAATGGATGGGCAGCTTTTGTTTCAACACCAGAAGGATTTGGGCATTTTCATAGTTTGTTTCAAAGAGGCCAGGATGCGTCATTTAAAGAATGGGAGTCATGGCAATTCCCTTCGTGGGAGTCGCCATTTTTTAAAGATGATATTGAAGAACTTAAAAAAACGCTTACAAAAGAAACTTTTTCTCAAGAATTCGGAGCAAGCTTCGTGTCATACGCTGGAAAGGTCTATGGTGACTTTACCGCAGACAATATACGGCAAGACATCAAGTACAACCCAGAGCTACCCATGTGGGCCAGCGTGGACTTTGGTTACAGGCAGCCAAGCGTGGGATATTATCAAATTGACCAAGTCAACGGACAAGAGGTTGTATACCTTGTTGATGAAATCAGTCACGAAACAGAGGTAACAACGTCAGATTTGATACATATGATAAAAAATAAAGGGTACGCAGTTGATAAATGGGTAGGCGACCCTGCTGGTGGCCAAAGACAGAGTCAAACAGGGGAAACAGATATACAGCAATTTGCTAAAGCAGGCATGAGAGTACATTTTAAAAAGGACAAGCATTCAAGAAACATTGTAAATGGAGTAAATCACGTACGAAACTTCATAAAAGCTGCTGATGGTACGATAAGATTCTTTGTTTCTGATAAATGTAAGGGCCATATACAAGATTTTGAGAATTACCGCTATCCTGAACGCAAGGATCAGCGAACATTAAAAGAAGAGCCATTGAAAGATGGTTTTTATGAGCATGGGTGTGATGAGATGCGCTATTTTTTCATCAATTACTTCCCAATTAAACGCAAAAAGGCATTTTTATTTGATTTTTAAAGGACACATATGTTAATACCAGACAAATCTATCGAAATTATACAAAAAACGGCTATGGAAGCGATAATGCAATCTGAAATGGATGCGAATGAAGATCGTGAGATGGCGTTGGACTATTGGGAGCATACTGCAACCGACCAATATATAAAAAACTATTTTAGAGGCGATTCTTTAAGCCAAGTTCCTATATTTACCAGCGGATTGACCCGAAGAGTAGTGTCCGCAGCGTGTCAAGTGTACAGAAAGATGCCAAATTACAGTACAGATCAGCAATATATTGATATGAGTGGTGATTTGTGGCGACAAATGCGATTGTTGGAGCAAATGACATTTCTACTTGGGACTGTTGGTCTTTTAACATCATATAACGAAGAAAAAAGCAAATTAGAACACAGTTTGCTTTTATTTTATGAACCACTTTTTTTGCCTGGTGAAAATAAGCCATTCGGTGTTGTCTACCAAACTGAAACGCAAGGTTCGACAGCTGCTGATTCAATGAACCACCGATATGTGGTATGGACGGAAGGATCAGATAATAAGCCAGGCCTACATTTCTCTTTTGACCGCAATGGTAATATATACGCTCCACACAACAATCCAAAAATGGAAAATCCCTTTGGAGATATGATTCCTGTTACTTGGGCGCATCGCTATCAACCATTACGTGATTGGGGTGGTGGAACTGGGGCCATTGATATTGTTAAGGCAAATCAACAGCTTGATCTTGCACTAACAGAGCTTAGTTTAGCTTTAAGGTTCGGTGCAATTGGTATACGATACGTTACTGGCGTTGATTCTGATGAGTTAATTAGCGTAGGACCTGATAAAATCCTTGTATTACCAGAGCAAGCTACTATGGGCAGTCTTGGACCAAATGTTTCATTGACCGAACTTATAGAAGCTTCTAAGTGGATGGTTACGCAAGCAATGCATAATAATAACATACGTTTGCGTTGGAATGATGAAAAAGGTAATTCACCCTCTGGTGAAAGTTTGCGCGTACAGGAAGTAAGCACACAAGAAGATAAAGAAGCGAGCAAAGAGATGGTATGGAGGCCGTTTGAACAAGATAGATTTCAAACTGATAAGCGCGTATTAGAAATAAAGGCTGGTATTACGATTGAAGATGAATTTAGTGTTGATTTTGTAGATACCGATGTATATATGTCACCGCAAGAACGTAGGGAAGACTGGCAGTTCAAATGGGAAAATGGTCTGGCTACTAAAAAAGATTGGTTTAAAGAAGCTTATGGCAACGACTATCCTGATGAAAAAATAGATGAAAAGATGGAAGAAGCTTCACAGGAAGCAGCTGGAGGTCAACAAGAAGTAGAAGAAAATCCTTTATTACAAGAATTGGCGGCTCCAATAGGTGGCTAAAGTAGAAGATATTGTACTTAACGCATCGCAAAATTATGCAAATGCGTTAGGAATAAGCATAGATCAACTTATTGACCATGTTTTAGACTTAAAGAATAAAGGCTATGGTGAAGAGCAAATTATAGACATACTTTCTAAGGTAAATGTAGAAAATGTTGTGTATAAGAATGCAGTAATGACTGCTGCTGTTAAAGAATTATTTAGCGCGTATCCACAAATGCTTAAAAATATGGAAATGACAGGTAAAGTGTCTGGAAAATTTCTTGCTAACATGGAATTAGCAGAAAGAACAAGTATTATTGCGTATAGTCGCGGTGCATTGCAAGAAGCAAGAAGAAAATTAATGTATCACGTGTTACAAGGCTCATCGCGTGAGCGAATGGCTTATGACCTATACAGAACAGGTGTATACAGCAATCGCGAAGTTGTTGCTCACATAAATACAACTTTATCAAACTTTTCGCGTGCAATTACTCTTAAAATGAGTGAAACAGATGACGGAGATAGAAAATATCACTACTTAGGGCCATTAGATGAAAAAACAAGGCCCATTTGTCTTGAAATGATGGCTGCTGGTGAAGTTTCACTTAATGAAATTGATAGTTTATACCCTGGATCGCTTAGTGATGGCGGGGGCTGGAACTGCCGTCACAGGTGGAGTCCAGTTACCAGCGTATCTAAGCCAGAGCAAAAAACAGAGAAAGCTGCAAATAGAAAAGCAGCAATGGTACGCAAGAAAAAATGGCCGTCACGGGTCGAAACTCTAAAAGAGTATCAGGAAAGACGACAAGATGTATAGTATTAAATTTGATAAGTTAGAAATTGATCCAGATATACTAAATGACATTCCTGATAAATTTATGAAAGAATTAAGTCGTGAAATTGCAGATAGATTGCGAGTACACGTTCAAAAAGGCGGTAAAGATGTTAATAATAAAAGATTTGTAGCGTATACACCACAATATTTAGAAGCTAAGTTGTCTGGAACTGTAAATACGCATGGTCGTGGTCCACAATCATCAGAGTATCAGAAAAAAACACCGAATTTATCTTTAACTGGCAAAACAATGAATAGTTTGCAGCCTACAAATGTTAAGAAAATGAGTTTTGATCTAACTTTTCCAGAAGGTATAACTGGAACAAAAGGCAAAAAATATGATTTAGTAGATTTAAATGCCAAAAGAAAGAAGAATCCGCGCGTTATAACGACAAAAGCGCAACCATTGCCTGTAGGTATAAACAGATTTTTAATAAACGAAGTAAATAAGGTTATTGGCAAACAATTGCAAAAAGCAGTACGTATGCGAAGGCCTGTATTAGATAGGAGTCCATTGTAATGGTCTATTTTAAAAGAAAAGATGGTTCAGTTTTTGGTAAAACCGAACCAACTGAAGAGCAAACTAAAGCATATTTAAAGGATGGGTGCGTAGTTTGTGATGAAAATGGCAATCCTTTAAATAAAAAATCAAAAAAGAAAAAGAAATAACTGGGGACAAAATGTCAGAAGAAAATAAGGGACTCAATGAGTCTGGGCAAACGCCCGTAAGTGCTGGTGACAGCGCTGGCCAAGAGGCTAAAGAATCAACCAGCGCATCGCCTAATGCTGGAGATTTGATTTACGAGAACAAGAAGATACGTTCAAGGGCGCAGAAGGCAGAAGAAGAGCGAGATGCATTAAAAATGCAGATTGAAAAACAAAGAGATGAACAGTTAGCTGAACAGGAAAACTTTAAGCAGCTTGCAGAGGAAAGAGGACAAAAACTCAAATCCCTTGAAGAAGCTTATGGTAAAAATACTGGTATAGTTGACCAAGTGATGGACGACCTTCGTTCGCAGCTTTCTGAAGAGGATCAGGAACTTACTGATGGGTTTGATTATAAAAAACTCAAAAAGTTTGTTACCAGATTTGGTGAAAATAATCAGAAAACTGTAGGGACTGATGATAGCAAACCTGGCTCAATGGTCAAGTTTGAAAAAGATATTTGGGATATGCCTGAAAAAGAAAGAAAGGCTAACTGGAATACCTATCTGCAATCCCTCGTAAAACGAAACTAATGTTTCGGTTAGGATAAATAATCATGGCAGAAATTACGCCAACCACGGCCGCCGTTTACATCCCCGAGATGTGGACTGGTGGCGTCAAAAACTACATGGAAAGAAAGATGCTTCTTGAAGGATTGGTAGACAATTCTTTAAGTGGTACAGTCCAAGGAATGGGCGATGTTTTTCACATTCCAAAATACGCTGTAGATTCTGCGGTTACAAAGACCGCTGGTACAGCTTTAACAGCAGCTGCTAATACGCATACTGAAGCAACTTTGACTGTCAATCAGCACAAAGCTGTATATAAAATCGTAGAAGATATTAGTAGAATACAAGCCATGCCAGGTCTTTTTGAAAAAGAAGTATCAGGTATGGGTTACGCCTTGGCAAAAGCGCAAGATGACTTTATTGTCACAAAGCTTGCCGGTGGCGCATCAGCTAATTATATTGATCTGGGTTCAGACAATACGATTTCTGCTGCTAACCTAAGAACTGCGATTACAACTTTACGCGACCTCGATATTGCTCCTGAAGATGGCGATGTTGCTTTAGTTGTT